GCGCAGATGCGCGCCGTGCTGGCGCATTACGAGGCCGCCAAACCCGGCAAGCAACGCAAAATGCGCCGCGATAGCCAATCGCCAGACCAACTAGTGCAGGCCGGCGCTGGCGCGTTGCGGGCGCAGGCGCGGTTTCTGGAGCGTAACCACGACATCAGCCGGGGCGCATTGCGCACGCTGGTCAACAACATCGTTGGCCCCAACGGCATTGGCATTGAGCCACAACCACGCCGCGCCGATGGCAGCATCCACGAGGAATACGCCAAAGCGCTGCGCGAAGCCTGGCGCGACTGGTGCAAAACCCCCGAAGTCACGCACCGCCACACCTGGGCCAAATCACAGCGGCTGATGGCAAAAGCGTGGATTCGTGATGGCGAGTGCTTCGCCCAGCAGCTGATCGGCCCGGTGCCAAAGCTCGACCACGGCACCCGCGTGCCTTATTCGCTGGAGCTGTTCGAATCGGACATGGTGCCGCTGGATTACGACGACGGCGACAAGATCCGCCAGGGCATCGAGCGCAACGGCTGGGGCCGCCCGGTGGGGTTCTACGTCTACAAGCAAAACCCGCTCGATGCCGGCATGGCAACCCTGAGCGGCAACCTGCGCCGCATCAGCGCGGATCGCATGCTGCACATTGCCGCGATTGACCGCATCGGCCAGATGCGCGGCGTCAGCGAATTCGCCAGCATCATCACCCGGCTCGATGACATCAAGGATTACGAAGAGAGCGAGCGCATCGCCGCCAAAATCGCCGCTGCGCTCACTGCCTACGTCAAACGCGGCAATCCTGAAGACTACACGCCGCAGCTAGACGAAAACGGCAACCCAGTCGCCCGCGATATCCGCATCCAGCCAGGCATGATTATCGACGGCCTCGCCGTTGGCGAAGAAATCGGCCTCATCGATACCAAGCGCCCCAACCCGAACGTGGCGATTTTCCGCCAGGGGCAACTGCGTGCCGTCGCTGCCGGTCTCGGTGGCAGCTACAGCAGCATCAGCCGCGACTACAACGGCACCTACAGCGCCCAACGACAAGAGCTGGTTGAACAATGGGTGCATTACGCCGTGCTCACCGACGAATTCGTCGGCATGTGCGTGCAGCCCGTGTGGGAAAACTTCGTCATCGCCGCCCACCTGTCCGGCGTGGTACCGATCCCCGCTGACGTGGTGCAGCACACCGCAGACGACGCACTATTCGTCGGCCAAAGCATGCCGTGGATCGACCCGCTGAAAGAAGCCAAAGGCAGCATCGAACTCACCCAGGCTGGCTTCGCCAGCGAAGTGGAAATGATCCGCCGCCGCGGCGGCAACCCGGATGACGTGCTGGAGCAGATTGCCGCCTGGCGTAAAAAGGTGGCCGGTGCGGGGTTGGTGCTGAGTAGTGATGCGGCGAATGACAAACCTAATTCATCGGCGGATTTGACTGCCGAAAATAACTCTGCGGCAGGGGTATAGCATGACGATATTGATCGGCACCTATTCTGATGATAGTTTTTTGAGCGCGCTAGAGCGCTACGGCGCCGTGTTCAACGGCACATCTGACGATAGCGGGGCAATTCAAAACGCCATCAATTGGTTCTATTCAGAGTTTCCAGATGGCACGGCGACTTTCCCGATGAGCCAGCGTACGGCGATTGCGACGGGTCTGGTTTTTGATGCCGCTAAGTCAAACATCCAATTCAATGGTTTGCGTATCAACTGCGCACCAATGGGCGAGGGTACGATCCCGTTTACCGTTGATGGGAGCGGTGAAAACGCGTTTGGTCAGGCTCAGAAGTTCATTCGTGGTTTTACCCTGTCAGGCACAGGCAAGCTTGGCACGCAGACGGCAATCCTTGTCGGCGGTTCTAGTGGTGCGGCTGGCGGTCCTGGGCCAAGCCGCATGCAGATCAGCAACTTCTACCTGCTTGATATTGGCACAGCATGGAAATTTGGTCCGAATAGCTACGCGTTGGACATTTCGAATTTCGAGATATACCACGCCGGCACTTGTATTTATTACCCGGATGGCCAGCCTGACTCTGGCGAACGCAGCGTCTTTTCTAATGGTCTGGTGTACTTGTCGGATGTTGGGTGTCGGGTAGACGGCAACCACGGCAACTGGCTGCATTTCGACGACGTTTCGTTTGATCACTGCGGCAGAGTAATGGACGTTCGCGGCAAAGCGAAAGTCTTTATGGACTTATGTCACGTTGAAAACAGCGATTACACCATTGCCCCGTTCTATGGAACTGGCGATGGCACCGTTATTCGCATGCGCGGCGGTGAGTTTGTCGTTACCGCCCCTTTTGGGGCTAGGACGATGCCGCACATCGTTGACGAAAACATCACCGGGAACGGTGGCGTGTTCTTCGATAGCGTCGACTTCTATGGTGCGGGCACGACTAGCCGGTATTTCTCTACCGGCGCCCGCACATTTGTCGACGGCATTACCTGCCGTTCAACTGACGATATGCCGATCCTGTTATCACCGCTGCGCAACTGCCTGAAAGACGGCACGTTTGAGGGCGCCATCGGTGATGACTTGATCTGTATCTACAAAGACACGGCAACAATCACCGATCCGTTCACCGGCGCAAATGGCAGTGTTTCGTATTCGTCGACATCGCCGAAGTCTGGTAGCAAGTGCTTAAAAATCACCAAGACAGGCGCGGCCGGCACATCGTTCGGCGTGATTCTTGGCGCAGTTCCGATCCGCGACATGCACCGCCGTGGCACGTTCAAGGGCTATTTCAAAACAACTGCATCCGGCACGTTTGCTATCAATCCGGTCTATTTTCGTCTGCAGGTAGATGGCAACGGCGTCCACGTAAATAAAGGAACTCAGGCATCTGAGGCTCAGCAAGTTAAATCTGATGCGTCTGGATCGTGGGTAATCGCGGTTAGTTCGAGCAGCAACATTGCCACGCCGCCCGAGTGGGCAACCCATTATGGGCTAGCTGTTGACCTGACCAGCAAAGGCGCTGGTGATGTGTTCTGGGATGAGGACGAAAGAGCGCTGATGTGATTGCCTCCCACTAGTTGTACGTTAAGCCCCGCCCGCCCGGCGCGGGCTTTTTTATTTTTGAAAATAGTCTACTCCACCTACTAAACAAGTAGACACCCCACCGGCCAAACTGAGCGCAAGAACTCAGGAGAGCCGCATGCCCGCATCGCCTTATATTGTCCGCGCCAGCGCCAACCGCAGCGCCGAGTTGCTGATTTACAGCGACATCGGCGAATCGTGGTGGGGCGAATCGGTTGCTGCATCGAATTTTGTGCGCGACATCGCCGCGCTGGATGTCGACACCATCACCCTGCGCATCAACAGCTACGGCGGATCGGTGTCCGACGGCATCGCCATTTACAACGCCATCAAGCGCCACCCGGCCAAGGTTACCACCTGCATTGACGGCATCGCCGCCAGCATTGCCAGCCTGATTGCCATGGCCGGCGATTCGGTGGAAATGGCCGAAAACGCCACGCTGATGATTCATGCCCCCTGGACTTACGCCGATGGCAACAGCGCCGACCTGCGCCGCACCGCCGACATGCTCGACGTCTGGGCGCAAGCCATGGCCACCAGTTACGCCAACAAAACCGGCAAGCCGGTAGACGAGATGCTGGCGCTGCTGACTGACGGCGCCGACCACTGGTACACCGCCGAACAGGCGCTGGCCGACAAATTCATCGATGCCACCACCGCCGCGCTGCCGATTGCCGCCAGCGCCCGTTATGCAGGGCTGCAGCGGTTTGCACCGCCGGCCGATGTGGCTGCGCGCTTCGGCATCGAAAAACCCGTTTTACCCGCGCCGGCTGCCGCCGGCAAACAACACCAGGAGCACATTATGCCTAACCCGAATCCGGCGGCTATCCAACCGACCGCACTGGATGCCCAGGCCGCACTGCAGGCCGGCATTAAAGCCGAATCCGACCGCCGCAGCGGCATCAAGGCGGCATTCGCCAAGTTTGCCCACGTCGACGGCGTTACCGCGCTGGCCGATCAGTGCGAAGCCGATATTGCCTGCACCGTTCAGGCCGCTGGCGAAAAACTGCTGGCACACCTGGCCAAAGATGCTGCGCCGGTAGCGCATGTCGTGGTGGTAGAAGATGAGCGCGACAAATCCCGCGCCGGCATCAGCAACGCCATCATGGCCCGCGCTGGCCTGGCCAAGCACGACACCGCCAACCCGTATCGCGGCTACAGCCTGACCGAAATGGCCCGTGCCTCGCTGGAAAAAGCCGGAATGAAAACCGGCCACATGGACAAGATGGGGCTGGTCGCCGCCGCTTTCACGCACTCCACCAGCGATTTCACCAATCTGCTGGCCAACGTTGCCGAAAAATCGATGCTGAAAGGCTACGAAGAGGCCGAAGAGTCGTTCCAGATGTGGACGGCCAAGGGCACGCTGACCGACTTCAAACCGGCCAAGCGCGTTGACATCGGCGCCTTCCCGGCGCTGGCGCAAGTGGCCGAAGGCGCTGAATACAGCTACGGCACCGTCGGCGACCGCGGCGAAACCATCCAGCTGGCCACCTACGGCAAGATGTTCAGCATCACCCGTCAGGCGATCATCAACGACGACCTGGATGCGTTCACCAAAATCCCGATGCGCATGGGCCGCGCAGCGATCCGTACCGTCGGCAACCTGGTGTATGCCGTGCTGACCGGCAACCCGAACATGGCCGACGGCGTGGCGCTGTTCCACGCCAACCACGCCAATCTGCTGACCGGCGCCGCCATCAGCACCACCAGCGTCGATGCGATGCGCGTGGCCATGGCCAAACAGGTAGACACCAACACCAACGCGCTCAACATCCGCCTCGGCTACCTGATTGTGCCGGTGGCGCTGGAAGGCGCCGCCAAGGTGGTGCGCGATTCCGAATTCGAAGTGGGCGCGTCCAACCGCAACAACACCGTGCCGAACCCTGTGCGAGGAACCTTCGAAGTGATCAGCGACGCCCGCCTCGATCTGGTGAGCGCCAGCAACTGGTTCGGCGCCGGCAACCCGGCCATCTACGACACCATCGAAGTCGCTTATCTGGATGGCGTGGAAACCCCGACGCTGGAGCAGGAAAAAGGCTGGAACGTCGACGGCGTCGAATTCAAGGTGCGCCTGGATGCCGGCGTCAAGGCGCTGGACTACCGCGCGCTGGCGAAAAACCCGGTTTAACCCGACTGACTGAGCAAGCCGCCCCCTGAGGGGGCGGACGGCCAAGCGACAAAGGACAAGCACCATGACTACGAAATTCGTACAGCCCGGCGAGGTGATCGATTACACCGCTGGCGCCAACAAAACCAGCGGCCAGCCGGTGCTGGTCGGCACCAAGCTGGGCATCTGCCTGGCGGATATTGCCAACGGCAGCACCGGCCCGGTGGCCATGACAGGTGTTTACACCGTCACCAAGCTGACCGCCGACGTCGTCACTCAGGGCGCCGCGCTGTATTGGGATAACGGCAATAGCCGCCTGACCACCACCGTGGGCAGTAACGTCTACGCCGGCTATGCGTTTGCAGCCGCCAGCGGCAGCGCGACATCCGTCAACATCAAGCTCAACGGCTGACCATGGCCACGCCGTTCGCCGCACTCGAAACCCGCCTCAACGCCGCCGCCCAGAGCCGGCTTGCCAATGCGCAAGCCAGCATCAATGGTGCGGCAGCAGTGGCCGGGTTCTTTGATCGGCACGCGGCGGAAGT